TATATGAGACGGTTATCCCTGAGGACGTTAAGGTTCATGTGCGGAGCGTGCTGGTACCCTGACGTGGAGACATAGTCCCACTTAACCCTAAGGTACTGGCCCGATTGGCTGGCGCTTGTCATCCCTGCGTCAGAGAAAACCTGAACCGCGCCATTGTAACTGCCGGCGCCTGTCCACCCATCAGCGCTAGCTAGGCGTTCAGTTGGCAGTAGAAAGTCCACCGTAGAGTTGCTTGCGTGATTGAACACTGGTTTCCAGTGAGTGTTATCAAATGCGAGGTCAACCTCGATGGTGTCTACATCCATAGACTGACCAAGCACAATGCTGAACAGGACTAGGATATAGTCATCGGTAGTCGCCGTGGTGACCCCAGACGGGAACACGTATCCAACTGGGACCTTGGCGGGGTCGTGGATATAGAGTCCACCGATAGGGTGCGCGCCTGGTCCAGCCCCAGGCGTGTACGCGCCGTAGCCTGTTATCTTGCGGTCATCCTCATCGGATACGCTGCGGTCAATCGAGCCGCCTCTGCCGTACTCCATGATAAAGAACGAGCGCGAAGTGACGTCGAAGTTAATGTCTGAGCCGGATACAGGGTTGACGGCTTCGTCAGTCAATGCCTGAACGTCTGGGCCTGCGACAGCAAAGATGTCATCTTGGTGGTTCAGCACCCATGGTGCGGGCAGGTTCTGGCTGACGCCCACAACAGCAGAGCCTCCCGACTGGGCAACCATGCTCTCAAATGTCCACCACGACCACTTTCCGTTGCTCAATACGAGGGCGCCGCTCAGGTCTGGGACGCAGATCGAGAGCATATTCATCGATGCAACGTAGGTGCATTTCACGCCCTCTGGCTTGAACCTCAGCGTGGTAGTCGGCTGCTCCCTTGCTGAGGGATCTGCCTTGCCATGGTCCACAAAGTAAGACGTGAGGGGATTGGTCATCCCCTCCCTCTCGAAAAATGGAAGCACATCGTCCGACAGGCGGCTCATGTTGAGGCCGCTCGTCGTCTGGTACACACCGCTTGTATCCACCCATACTAAAGCCGCCCCCATGCGACACTTTGCGTTTGGACCAACGCACCCCACCGTGTCACTCACACGGGTGATTCTTCCGCCAGACGCGAGGTCCCCAACAGCGGGCTGGTACAGCCATGTCTCGTTGGCGGTAAAGATAACTAGGTTGGAGTTGTGCTCGGCGATGGCCGTGATGCCCTCTTCTGAAGGCACGTCCACGTAGTTGTCGCCGACAATAGCGTTGGGGTAGAACGGGTCCGAAAAGAAGACCGTGTTGCCTTCAGCGTAAACCATTCGGCCAGACACCACCGCAACGTCTACAGCGTTGGGCATGTCTGCGGTCCTGAAGTACTCGTAGGCGTCCACGTTAATGCCAGGGCTAAGCACCACTGGTGTGATCATGCTCGACTCGCCGTACGGGTAGGCGTAGTCGCGGAGGTTAAACTTATCTATGAACGTCTTCCGGGTGCCATTAAACGAGGCGGGAAGATAGGCCCACGTGCCCGTGTAGCTGTTACCGAAGTACAGAACGTCTGCAAACTCCTTGAAGTAAAAGAACTCGTCTTCGGCCTGAGCCCAGGACTCGTAGGACTCACTCTTGCAGGTCTGATACTGGGGGAGAAGGTCTTGCAATCCAGAAGACGCAACGTCAACAGATGTGCGAGCCCCAAGCGTGGTGGACACAGAGTCTCGGTAGCTTGCGGACACAGCGGTCTGGCTGGTGTGAGGGTAGAGGGGGACCTCAAAGCGCTCGTTAGTGGTTAGGTCATAGACGCTGGCTATGTATATGTCCTTTAAGGGCGAGTATGTTGAGGCAAGGTTGGGCCCACCAGCCTCAGAGGATATAACCTTTGCGAGGAAAACAGACAGCATTTGGAGGTTGCCAAAGCTTGCCTTAATAAGGTGCGACCCAAGGTGCTTAGTAAACCCCCACTCCGAGTTCGTGTAACCGTAAAAGATGGCCGCCATCTCAGTATCAAACTGAGTGACCTGCCCAAAGCCCTCTCGCACCTGCCAGCAGTTGTTGCTGTGCAGCATGTTCAAAGCGAACGACCCTGGGGTGGGTGCGTTCGCCTGGATGCCGTCCCTGAGGACCTGTACCTCTTGAGCCTTGGTGGCCACTAGCTATACCAGGGTACGGATTGGATGTAGTCGTAGCCGTCAAAGGCTCTAGCCTGTAGGTACTCTTTGAACTCAGACATGCGCGTCGCTGCTTGTCGCAGCACTGGCTCACTCTCTGCCCCGTCAATGATGGCGTACTGGCGGTAGGCGAGAAGTGCGACGAGGTCGTGGAACGAAGTGAGGTTGTCGAGGAACGCTGTCGGCGTGTCGCCTGTCCATGTAATGGCCGCGTCTGGAACGTAGTCAATCTTGTACGACCCGGTCAGGCTGGAGCTAAAACGAAGCACCGTGTTGGCCAAGTAGTAGCTCGACGGCACCACATCTAGTGCCTGCACATTACTGACTGCCTCAAGGCGCTGTGTCACGTTGCCGTCCGTGTCAACGCGGCGGATAGCATTAAGCCTAACCATCGGGCCCGGTGAAATAGCGTCAGCGCCCAGCAGCTTGGGGGCCACCGCTGCGAGGTCGTGAGTTCTCGCAGAAGACAGGGTGATGTCGGCCGTGGTGTTGTAAATCATCGGGTTGATATCGCACACCATGTTGCGAAACTCCCGATAGCCGTCGCTCAAGTAGACCTCGACGTCGGCATCAGACACGAACGTCTGGTCAGGCTCATCGATGTACTGACGGAACTTGGCCGTCACCTGCGCGGGTGTCATCCAATACCCCCGAATACCGGGCTAATGAGAGCCTCTTGGCCTCGCGCAGTGTTGGACTGCGCTGCCTCCATAGCGTCCTGCTGCTGAGCCATGCCGATAGACTCCTCTGCCATCTGCCCCTGAGTCTCTGGCGACTGCGCGGCCATGATGGCTCCTGCGGCACCTGGGCCTGCCTGCTGACGCGGGAACACCTTCTGCAACGACTCCGCCCTCATGAACTCCTCACCAGACGCTGCGGGGTTGCTTAGGGCAACCACCACATCGCGAATGTACAACTGACGCTCGTCGGGTAGGGCGTAGAAGTCGTCAGAGTGTACGAAGTCAGCGAAGACCTTGAGCATCGACTTGATGTCATCGGACTGGAAGATTTCAATCTCGAAGCCCTGCTTAGTCGCCTCAAGCAGCTTCTTGGCGTGAGACATTCCCTGCACCCTCTCGGTAACAAAGGCGTTGCCAGTGCGGAATGACATCTCCTGCATGGCTGTCTCTGGGTCAATCAACCCAGCCTGGAACAACTCCATCACGTGCTGGTCACGGTCGCGAGCGTCGAACCGGAAGGCGCTGCCTGCCTCGATGAACACCTCTGGGTTGTCCACGATGTTCTCTGAGCTGATGGCTTGGTAAAGCACTCGGCCTGTCTGGTCGAGCATGCGAACCATCTTGGCCTCAGTGTAGTGAGCCTTCATCAACTCAAGCACGACCTTAGCCATCTCTCGGATGGCGCGCTCCACGTTGGTCTGAGTCTCCTGAAGCTGTGACGTATCACGCTCAGTCAAGACCTGCATGGCCTTGCCAGAGCTAACACCAACCGCACGCTTACCCAGGCTCACCGAGTGGATACCCGCCACGTCATGCATCTCTGCCTGCGTCCGGGTAATGCTGTCCAAAACATATCCAGGCAGCGGGACTGGCTGAATCTGAGAGGGAGGGCCACCGGCAGGGTTGAAGTAAATCTTCTCGCCTGGGCGGTTGGTCATCGACGAGGTGTTAACGCCTGCTGTCTTAGGGATGGCCCACTTAGGGTTACCCATTAGCTTGACGTTATGCACAACCTGCGTGCGCTGCTCGTTGTAGAGGCGTTGTAGGTCCAGAAGGGGCTGCATCAGGCCAATGCCCCACAGTCGCCCAGGGACCTCTGTGTAGCGGATAATCTGCACCGGGAAGGTCTTGGTCTTCCACGTGCCCTCGTAGAGGTAGACATCGCCTGCGAGGATGGCGTGGCGGCCATCTCGCCAGTAGACCTCCATCAACTCAACGCGGTCATCTGGAACTGTATGAAGCTCGTAGTCGAGCCCTGAGTCATCCTGGCTGCCTGTCTGGGCAGCCGCGACCTCTTCCGACTTGTCGGGGTAGGCCGCCTCGACATCGGACTTGATGTGGTAACTGCGGATAGCCACCCACTGGGAGTCGCGAGGGTTGGTGACCTTGTCCTCAAAGAAGATGTCGTAGGGGCTGATGGGCTCACTGTGGATGACGTCATCATCAGCGTCATAGTAGGTGTGCATTGCAGTGGTGCCCGTCACTAACAGCCATTGCAATGCGGTGTGAATCTTGTCCTGCACGTCCTCTCTGGTCCAGTAGTAGCGCAGAGCAATCTCTGAACTCTTGGCCTTGATGATGTCATCATTGGAGGGGGAGGCGGGGACTACCGCGATAGACGGATAACTCAGCGTGAGCCGAGCCATGATGTTCCGATAGATGTTGAGCAGCAGGTTAACCGTCTGGCGCTGACTGCCGTCAGGCCTAGCGCGCTGGTTAATCAGGTAGGACGCGCGGTCTCGGTCGAAGTTGACCCACTGCCGCCCTTCGAGGAACATCGTGCAGAGGTCCCACATTCGGCCATAGGTAGTCTTGTCGCTGCGGGAAGCCTCAATCTGGCTCCCCATGTTGTCTGGGTATTCTGGCATGCTAGAAGCCACCGCCGCGTGGAACATATCCGCCGTACTGCCCGTACATGGGGGCGTATGGGCGTACCGACCCAAACGCGCCCTGGGTCGCCATCGGGCTCGGGTAAGCGCCGGTCTGCTGGGTCATCCGCCTCATCTCTTCCTGTGCCGCCGTGGCTCTTGGGGTAGCGGAAAGTCCCATGTCTGGCTGCATGCCATAGTTAAGTCCTGCCAGTGCGAGGTCGAGGGCGCCGCCCAGTAGTGGGCTTGGCCCGCTTGACTGCTGGCGCATGCCTAGTTGTGGGCGCTGAGGTCCGCCCGGTCGAGGGCCGGTCTGGATTGGCTGGTAGGGGTCGGAGGTGAACAGGTCCGCAAGACCCGGAATCAATCCCAATCCCGCGCTAATCAGGCCGATCGTTGCCGGATCCATACAACACCTCAAATATCTCAGAAGGAGTGGGGTCAACCGAGACGGGGTTCAGGAGGTGGTCAGATTCCACTTCCTT